TACACTCGTTAATTAATTGAAATTCTAGATCCAATTTTTGGTTTTGAATTCTTTCAACAAATTTTTTCCATTCCGGAAAAAAATTTTTACAATGTGGACACCATTCAGCATAAAAATAATAAACTATAGGTTTATCTATAGTTTCTATAGTTTCTAGATGGTCTATTGGGTATTTTAAATTATTATAGTAATTAATTCTAATTAAACCTATTAATACAAATAAAACTAATATGACTTTTTGAAACCTTAGTAATTGTTCTGGATTATCAATCGTATTTGATATTAATATTAAAACTATTAAAAATATTATATATGGTATATATACTGGAATAAGTTTTAAATTATTATCCATGATTATTATTATATTATAATATAGAAAAAAAATATTATATTATAATATAATTATATTAAGAAATTTTTTTTCTATATTATATTATAATATAATGAGTCTAGATAAAACACGTTATAATAAATTTATACCGTTATTTGGAAATAAATATGATAATAGAGTTAGACTATTTTTAGATGAGATGTGTAATAATGCTTCAATTATAGCTGCGAAACAAACCTTAAATAATTATCATGCTAATGATGTTTATTTTATTTATAATGAAAATTCTAATCTATATCCAACCATCATGCAAAATAGATTTTTTATTAATAAAATTGAAGGTTTAGGTCTAACTGAAATACATCCAGAATGGAAATATTTTATTGGTGCAATTGCTTATCATTTTGATCCTTATTACGAACTTGAACCGAATACTTCAGGAAGGGTAATTAAAAAAGGAAGTACCGACCCTAAAGATATTGATTTTTTAAATAGTTTACATCATTTATATAATGCTAAACCAAAATCTTCTGAAAATGTAGTTTGTGCGATTTTAGATAAAATTTTAGCTTTTAATACTCCAGGAGATAACACTCCAAAATTATTTACGGATAATAATTATGAACTACAAAATGCCGAAACTATCTTTACAGCTTATCCGTTTCGAAATATATATGAACAATTATTCGGATATGCTGTTCAATTTGAAGACGACCCTGAAGGCACAGATATTCCTATAACCGACTTCCGTATAATACGAGATATATTTCGATTAACTGGTAATATTCCTATTACTGGTGATTTAAATAGCAAAAAAAATCAGACAGTTGCTCTTTTACCAGATAATCTTGAATATAAAAGTTATCTTATTGAACAAATAATGGGAATTACAAATTCCAATAATTGGCCCGAAGTTATTACTACAGTTTTTAAACAAGCTTTAGTTACGGGACCATATAATAAATCTGCATTTGGTTATATGATTAATAAATTTTTTATTACGACAATATTAGAAGAGCATACAAAACAAGTAGAACCCTTAGATTTAGAGGTTTCTAAAATTTTAACAGAAGAAATTGCTCCTAGTCAACAAAAATATTATAGAAAATTAGCTGATGGTCTATTATACACAATCGTAAATAATGTGGAAGTTGGTGTACATAGTAAATCAGAAGAATTTGCAAAATTAACTGTAGAAAATAAATGTTTTGGTACAGGATTTATAAATAATCTAGATGGAAATATACAATATACATGTACAGATTATTTAAGAGATTGCCTTAAAGGTCGTAATATTCAGGAATGCAAAAGATATTTAAAAAATCCAAATTTTTGGACTGATGCTGTAAAGGAAGTAGAAAATATGTTACCAGATATTGCAATTATTACTCTAAAAGCATTTAAATTTAAAGTACAATCGCAATTTGATGAACTATTAAATAGAAGATTAACTAAAGTTCAAACTACAGAAAAATGGTTAGAAAGTTTAAAAGATGAAATTAATAATGGATCTATACCAGTAGATCAAAAACTTACATTAGAAGATTTAAATCTTATTTCTAATAATACGAAATTAATATCATATTTAGATTTACTTGTAAATAAAATAAATAACAATCCTGCGATTTTGAATAAAGAAATAACTGTACCACTTCCTGATGTATCAATTGGTCCTAAACATTTTAAATTAACTAATATAGGTATAAAACCTTGGGTATCCTCTGCTAGACCTAATGATAATCTTAATCTAAGCAATATAGGACGAATACTTAATCAAACTAAAAATGACACATACAAACTTAAATTTGCGGCTACACCAGCCCTATATCCTCCTTATATAGCTTATATGATTGGCGGAGATAATATAAACTTAAATTCAGAAGAAAATGTACTTCATTATGCTTCTAAACAATATTGGAGTGTTCTACAAAGTCAGTATTTACAATTAGTACAAAATTTTAAATCATTAAATAAAACAATAAGTCCCGCAGATGATCAGAAAATTCAAAGTTTACTCGATAGTCTTAAAAACTCTGAAATTAAATTAGTAAAAGTTCTATTATATATAGAAAAATATCAAAGATTACTTGAACTTTATAATGTACAAGATAATACAACTGTATTATCAATAGATCATCTAGCTAAATTTAATCAAAGTAAAGAACACCTTATAAATAAAGTTTCGGGAAAACGAGAATCTTTAGTTGGTGTGTTAAACAAATTGGTTGAGCTTATACAAGATACAAAATATGATAATACAATTCAATCAGCATCCTGGAATTAAATTTTATTAATAGTTTAGAATTAATGCAACAATAATATAATATATATATAAGAATTTTATTCAATAATATACATATGATTGAATAAAATATCTTAAAAATTTGAATTCTACTTTTAATAATAATGGGTTTAGGGTTACTAACTTTAATAAATGTAGGTAAAGAAAATATTTTTTTATCTGCACAGCCCGAAATTACATATTTTAAAATAGCATATAAAAGATATACTAATTATTCTATCGAACAAACAGCTCAATATTTTAAAACAACACCAGATTTTAGTAGACGATGTACCGTTAATATAGGAAAAAATGCCGATTTAATTGGTATGACTTATTTATGTATTATATTACCTACTATTCAATTAGAAACTATTACAAATTTAAAAAAATTTGCTTGGGTAGAAAAAATTGGTATAGCATTAATTAATTATATAGAATTTGAAATAGGAGGAACAATTATAGATCGTCATTATGGTGATTGGTTAAATATATGGAATGAATTAACTATTTCAGGAGGGCAAAAACATGGATATAATAAAATGATTGGAAATATACCAGTTTTAACCGATTTTTCCTTAAATAAAAATAAATATATATTATATGTACCGCTTTCATTTTGGTTTTGTCAAGATTCCGGCTTAACTTTACCTTTAATTGCTTTAGCTCATAATGAAATTAAAATACATGTTGAATTTAATACTATTGATACATGTTATAATATAAGTCCTTCATATTATATGCGTGTCACCAATAATATTTGTATTCTACAACCTGGTGAAATAATATATCAATATTATCAAAATATTAAAAATATTGCTAAATTTATTTATTTTGATAATATTAATCAAATATTATATTATAATCCTTTAGTGGGAAAATTTATTGTTCCAACGGAATTGAATGATAATAAATTAAAAATTATTGGTAATATATCTAACTTTAATATTTATATTCAACCAAATTCAGTAATTGTACAAAATGAAGATTATTTCAAATTTAATAAACCATCTTTTATTGATGCATATTTATTGATAGATTATATCTATTTAGATAATTATGAAAGAAAAAAATTTATTAATAATGATCATGAATATTTAATTCAAGTTATACAAACATTGCCACAACAAATATTATATTCTGTTAATACTATATATAAATTACCATTTTATAATCCTATTAAATTAATTATTTGGCATTGTCTAACAGTATCAAATAATTTAATTAATAATAAATTTAATTATACATCTTATCCATATACAGAAATAGAACAAGATTTAATCACTAAAAATACTATTGTTATTAATTCAATAAATAGAATGGATCTTTCTGCAATACAATATTATGATATTATTCAAAAATATCAATATAAATTTTACAATACACAAAAAGGGATTTATCTATATTCCTTTGCATTAAATCCATTAGAATTACAACCTTCTGGGAGTATTAATTTTAGTAAAATTGACGATGCTTATATTTCTCTAAATATGAACTCTATTGTTAATTATCAAAATCCTGTTTTCATACAAGCTTATGGTGTCCAATATAATATATTAAAAATAAGTAATGGAGTAGGTGGTTTAATTTATATACTTTAATCTATCCAAGCTAAACTACCCATTCCGCTCATAATTCTTATTATCTTATAATCTTTTACAAATAAAGTTAATTTATAAGGTTCTACTATATTATTAGTCACAGCAGATGTAATTTCTATTGTTGTCGTATCAAAGTTTGTAAAATTTTGGTGTCCTGATGGTTGATCATCTAGAGGATATAAAGAAAAAGAATATACATAATATCCAATAGGTAATGTATTCTTAAATTTTGTATAAGGAACTACACTATTATAATATGTGCTATCTAAAGCATTAAATAAATCTGTTCCATTTACGGTAAATTTTAAAGAAGTAATGGGTGAAATTTCAGTTATTTTAACTTCATTTTTATATGTATGTAACAAATATTGGGTTAATATATAAATAATATTACGATTTTTATTATTATTCATTTTTGTTTTACGTTGAGCACTAGATAAATATTTATTTATAAAATATAATAAATATTTTAATAAGTTTTCATCCCAAAAAGATAAAGTTTGAAAATTATCTATTAATAAATTAATATAAGTAAATTCACTTATATTCTTATCTGGAGCACTCAAATATTTATTGTAAGTTATTAAATTTTCTTTAATAATATTTATATCTTCTATATACATGTATTCATTTTGTGATGTAAATAAATTAGTCAAAATATAATTGTTATAATAATTTAAACTAGTTAAATATTTTGCATATCTATTATCATAATTTGATTCAACTTCTGGAATATAATTTAATGATGGGTAATTTAATGGTTTACTTATTAGATATATATCTTTTATTAAACCTGATAATTTTTGATTAATTACAATATTTGACACATTAATATAATTACTTTTATATATTTTATATTTAGAAATTAAATACTCATGACTATATGATCCAAATAATTGTCTTTCAGTTAAATCAAGCAAAATATATTCAGTAATAAGATTTATTTTAATATCAGGATTAAAGTTACTTAAATCAATTAATTTCATATCATCAGATAAAATAAGTATTGATTTTAAATCGGCGAATTTATATTTTATTTTTATTTCGGTATATGGTAAAGCAATTAAGGGTAAAGCTAATTCAGATTTTTTAGAAAACCAAAAAATTAGAGGAATATGAAATATCCAACTATAACCGGTAAATTTTATTTGAGTTAATTTATCAATTTGTTTTCGTGTTTCTTCAGATGAATATAAATAATAATTTATATTAAATATGTCATCATTTAATTCTTCTATTAATACATCATTAAAATATAAATGAATATAATTAAAAAATTTAAAATAAGAATTCCATTTAGGAATATAAGATATTGTTCTGGTCATTTGTGTTTGTATAATATGTTGTTTTAATGAACTATTTTGAATTAGAGTATAATTATCGAATAAATTATATTCATTATAAGATATTAGATATATATTGTATAATATATTATTCATTGGAATTATTTCACAAATAAAACGAGATCCCACTAATTTATTAAATATTTCATTATAATTATTTAATCCCATAAATACTTCAATACTAGTTAAAGATGTTTGATTATGATATTGACAAAATTGTATTATATTTTGATAAAATTTAATATCAATAACATTATATATAACATTATTAATTTCATAAATATAATTCTGTCTAGAATTATCTATTTCTAAGGTTAAATCTATTAAATTAGTTTGTAATGCTATTATAAAATAATCATCAATGATATCATAACCACCAAATATAAGACATTTATATTTGGTATTATCAGAATATAAATAACATGAAGTTTGAATTGAAATATTAATCCGCGAAACTAATTTGATCTTATATAAATATGGATAAGCATCTTTAAGAGTTAATAAATATGGTGCAATATAAAAAATATTTACTGGAATATATTGTAATTCTGTTTGAAAATTGATTATATATTTTATAAATAAATCAGGTATAAAAATTTTCATTTTCATATCTATAAATATTTGTATTAATTTAAAATTTGATGAATTTAGATTAAACCCGACTAAATTCATATTAATTGTTAAAACATTATTATTAAAAATGATATGTTGGCTATCTATAAGAGTATCATTAATTAAATAATAATAATTTTTTGAAATTATCAAATTAAAATCTAATGGTATATTAAATTTTAATATATTACCAATATATGTATATTCTGAAATAATCCATAAATTCTTTTGTAGAAAATTATAATTATTGATTTGGTCAATATATATATCTAATGTAAAATAAGATATATTATTATTTTGATAAAATAAATTAGATTTAATATTAGATTTTAAAATTGCTTTAACAATATCATAATCTGCATAATCACTATCTATTTTTGGATGTATATATATATAAGAATTATATGTTGATGGATTTATATAATTAAAATAATATAAATATTCATCCTGTTTTTCTATATTAAGGATTAAGTTTACATTATTATGTCCAACTTTTCTCGTATGTCTTATTGTATCTGCAATTTCATAATCATGTAAATCAGTAAAATGACAATATAATAAATTATTTTCAATAGAAAATTTTTTAGGTTGATATATTATATTTTTATTCATAATCTCTAAATCATAAGTATTTAATATTGCTGAAGATATTGGACTATCTAAAGTATATTTATAAATACTTGTATTTAAATATGTAATTGAATTTATTAAAACTAATTGATATAATTTTGTATTAATAAAATTTATGCTAGTCTGTGGATTAATATTTATATAATATTCGAAAGTCATATCAGTATTTAATTTATATAATACATACAATTCATTATTGATTAAAACTGAAGTATTATTTGGAAAAAAATTAATAGGCGTATCCAATGTTAAATAATATTTATTGTTTAAAAGATTATAACTTTTTATAACTATAGGTGATATTAATTCAAAAGTTTTATTTAATATTATTTTATATATTAGTTCAATATTATCAAATTTTAAATCATTCAAATATGTATCTATGAAATAATTTGTTTCTCTATAAAATAATAAATATATTTGATTATTTAATTTAATAAATGTTTGTTGAGAAATAAAATTTATTGGTTTATTAAAAATAAAATAGCATTTAGCATTTTTTATATAATAATCTTTAAGACCAATAGTTGATACAATATCTATTATAATGTTATCTTTAGTCAGATCTATTGTGGGTGGAATAATTATATCATAAATATTATTTACATTATTATAAATCATTATAGGTAAATTATTAAAGTATAATGTATTAATAGAATTATTATTAAAACAACTTAAATCTAATTGGTATAATTTCCCAAAAAGAACACTATGTATTATATTATATTTATGAATTTCATTAAAAATAATAAAATGTTTGTTGTATAATTGATAGTTAGCATAAAAAGTAATTTGATTTTGATATAATACAGGTTTATCCACTTGAATATTGATTAAATTAATATTTGGTCGAATATCATTAAAAATACTATAAGTAAAAATTGCATTAATATCTATATCATACGAAGTGTAATTAATAGTATATAAATAAATACTATCTGTTATGTATGTAACGGTATCATTAAGTGATATATTCGTATTTTCATATATACTCAAATTAGTTATAGTATTTTCATTTGTATCTTTTAAAATACTAAAAGCATTAGTTCCATAAAATCCATAAGATTTAACATATAATAAATTGGAATATGTTATTCCTGAAATTATAGCTTGATTTAGCTTATTATATGTGTAGTTGATTAAAAAAGTATTATTAAAATATGGATTTATATTAGTTAAATTATCTCGATATTTTTCCCATAATTTTGTTATTAAAAATTTCAGACTATTATTATAATTATAAATGGGTATATTATTTGTACTGATTATATCTACATATAATTTATTTAAAATATCACCAAGGTTATTTAAAAATCTTAATAATTGATGAATCGAGATTCCCAATTTTTGATCTTCGGATGTTAATAAAAATGTATTAGTAAACCATGAATTTATTTGTGATTCTATTTTTGAATATTGCTTATATGATCTATAAACTATATTTGATGTTGTTTCATATACAAATTCATTCGTTATATAATTTGCTAATTCAATACTATTATTTAAATAAATAATAGTATCATCGCTAAATATTATATTATTTCCATCAAAATAAGCTTTATAATTATTATAATATAATAAATCATTAATACACTTTGTAACATTTTTATAAAAATATGGAGAATTCAACCAATTATTTAAATTATTATAAATTAAAGGTTCTATCTCATTTTTTAATATAAAAAAATTCCGTCGAGCAATTAAATTAGTATTCATAATTTTCAAAAAATTATGTAGAAGTGTATAGTCATCATATGTCATATAATATACATCATTATTAGAAATTGAACTAGTTACAATATTTATAGAATTATTAATCCATTGTAAATAAATTTTGAATGAATTATATAATAACTTATTCATAGATGGTATATACTTAATACAATTTAATAAACTCCAAGTTTCCCATGGTTTAACAAAATAATACAACATATTAATATTAATTTTACTTATTGAAAATAATTTACATCTTAATTGATATAAATCATCAAATACTTTTTTTGTATCATACAAATATTTATTATCAATAAAATTTTTAAACCATATATTGACTTTTATATTATTATTTATATCTATATCTACATTAGTTGTTAAAATTTTTCGAGTTACTGTAATTAATATATTATTATTAATTATGATGGTTTTTGAATTAATACTGTAAATTGGAAAGTATGGTTTTGATATAAAATATGATGTCAATAAATTGCTATTTAATTGATATTCGCTATTATCAATTAGAGAATAATAATAAGATTTATCTGTATATTTTTCAAGTATAATATTATATGTTAATAATTCTATTTTTTGTTCATGTATAGAATTATATAATGAATTATCTATTATTAAAGGTGTACTTATATAATTTGTATGTAATATATAATTAATAATTTTAATGTAAATGGTATTAAGATTATATGATATATAAGTATTTGATACAATTATATATTTGCCATCATATATAAAAAAATCATATCCATTCTCATCATCTAAATTAAAATAAATTATATTTATAATTGATATTAAATATTGATTACCGTCTATTATATCAATCTGTTGTTGATATTTACCATTTTCATAAATTTGTTTACCAATAAATCTAATAGTATATTTATAAATAATATATAAATCATGCTGATTTATATCTAAAATATTTTCTACTTGATAAATTTGTAAACTTGCTAAAGTGAATTCTAAATTCTTATTAATAAAACATGGATATATTCTATTTAGATAATAGGTATTATTAGTAATATTAATTGGACTATAAATTTTTAATTTATTATAATAAGTTAATTTAACTAAATAAACTAAATCATCATTATTAGTTTTTTCTATTAATAAATAATAATAACCGATTACTAAATCATGATGATTTAATTTTAAAGTATTTATATCTATTCGTTGGTAATTATGAAAATAAATATTTAGATATGTATT